CTAGTATGTGGGTTAAGCGTAGGCTTACAGAGCAAATGACTAAAAGTGCAGCGGATGTATTTATGGATGCACAACTTCCGATCACCCGTGCTAATAATGACCGTATAAACGGTTGGCGTATATGTCGAGATGCATTGTTGCATGAGAAGTTTTATGCTTTTGATGGTTGGAATGATGATTTCATACGTACAATTCCAGCCTTACCTAGAGCCGATAAGAATCCTGAAGATGTAGATACACACGCAGAAGACCATGCTGCTGATGAGTGGCGATATGGCATGGTTCATATGTATCGTCATGCTGAACACACCGATGATCCTATCAAGGGTAGTGGTCAGGATATCTTAGACGCCTTGCCCGGGCGCCCCTCTTATAATGGACGTTATCACGTATTAAACTGATATGGCTGATATAAAATTAAAAGATACAGATCGTGAGTATTGGCGTAAGACTATTGATCGAGTGCAGAAGGTTATGGAACCTAGGCATCGTTCATGGGAGAAGTTGCTTGCGTCCTACGAGCTGAAGATGGATATTCCAGGACTCGAGCAGGATGAGATTATCCATGTATCTCGAATGTATCCATTAGTACGCCAGATCATATCTTCTGTAGCATTTCATTATCCTGAAGTATTTGTAAATGCTAAGCCTAATGCAGAACGTATTGTAGGTGAGTTAGATGCGGTTGGTGTTGTGATGGAGAGAGCTGCTAATAACGCACTTGACATTATGAATGCTAAAGCAGAAATTCACCAAGCTATGTTCGATGCGTTGTTCTGTGGTGTAGGATGGATCAAGATGGGCTATAACCCACCTGGTGATGATTCTATGCCTCCCTATGTAACCAACGATGCTTTTAAAGATGATTTTCCCTGTGTCATGCGGGTTCGTCCGTTCAATGTATTTGTAGATCCTAAGTGTCCTCCTCAGAACCTCGGATATGCAGAATATATAATTGAACGTATCGAAGTTCCGTTTGATATACTCAAGAGTGATTCTAGGTATAAAATTCCTCGCGATTTTACCGGATCCTCAGAGTACACATCTGCTACAGATACGGCTCTTTTAAACTACGGTGATGAATATGATGCCGATAATGTAGATGAGCATGTGCAGGGAGCTAAAGCTGAGCGTGACATGGTAGTATTGTATGAAGTCCACGATAGGCTTAATCGTAGACTTATAACATTCCTAGACGGTCACGAGAAAGAAATCCATGCTGAGAATCACCCTTTTATAAAGACTAAACCTATATATCAAGGTGAAACTTTGGTGGGGCTTGAGGAATCTCCTGGATTCATTATGTCTAAGGGATTTCAGTATATTCCTGTTAAGTTTGATACTGTGGAGAGTTCGTATTTCCCTGAGCCTCCTATGAAGTATGTAGAAGACTTACAGAATATTATTGTGGAGTCTATGAGTCGTAGGGTTGACGTGCTTCGCAGGTTCCCAAGAGTTGTATGGGCCAATGAAGCTGAGATTCAACGTAATCCGAACCTTGTGGATAATGTCAGAGATGCCAAGGATGGTGATGTTATTGGACTGCACGATATTGCTAGTATTCGTGAAGCTAGTTGGGGAAACCTACCTAGTGATCAGTTAGGCATCGAGAATGATGCTAGAGGATACGAAGAGCAGAGTTTACATGTAAGTGATCTCGCAGGCGGCTCAGAAGGTCGTAAAACTGCTACAGAAAGTGCCCTGATAGCATCGCAGGGGTCGCTAAACCGTCAATGGATGCAATCTAAAATAGCAGATGTATATACCACTATCGTGAGTAATTTGTTTCATATGTTTCAAGATATACGTTATATTCCGCGTAGCTTTATGCTCAATGTAGCTAAAGATCCTGCAGGTATGGAGTATAAGATACTTACTAGCGAGGATTTTAATTTTGATTTTATGTTAGACCTAGATGCAGGTTCTATGCATCCGTTGGTGGAAGAGCTAGAGCAGGAGAACTCGATACTGCTGTACGATAGACTTGTAGGTAATCCTATGATAGATCAAGTTGAAGTTACTAGGGATTTAATCAAGTCTTTTAGGAAACGCACTACAGATAAGCTCTTTAAAGGTGCGGATGCGGATCTTAACTCTTTGATTCAGCTAGAACTTAGCTTAATGCTCCAGGGCCAGATGCCTCCAGTCGAGGAAGGTATGGATCATATGGCTCACATGGAGCAGCAGAACCCTGATATAGTAATGGGTTTGCCGCAACTTCAGCAAATGTTACCTCAGCAACAACAGCAGATTCTACAAGTAGTGCAGCAACATGTAGCTATGCATGAACAAGCTATGCAAGCTACTACATCTGCTCCAGCATCAGGAGGTAGTCAACCTGCTGTAGATGGTAGGCTTTTGAATACTGAGGGTGGTATAATTGGTCAAGTTAGATCTAACGCGCAAAAAACCCAACAAGCAGCTACGGCTGATGTAGCTACTTTAACTGGACAAGGAGGTATGGTAGGGTAATGGCTGTTAATCATGATTATTATTGTGCGTGTGGATATGAGTTGCGGGATGTTGTATCTAATAACACGCCTAAGTGTACTGCTTGTGGCTTAGAGATGCAAGTACATTTTGGACGTATTGTAGGTATGGCAAACTTTAATCCGCATAATTCTGCAATGTACGGTAAATATCATCCTGGATTTGGTGAAGTGTGTGAGAGTTATTCTCATAAGCAGCAGTTGTTAAAGAAGTATAATTGCATAGAAGCCGCAGATAGTGTCGGTGGATCTAAAACTCTAGAGTATCCTGAAGAATATCAAGGTCCGAATCATGGGCCTGAAGGCTATACTCCACGAGCAAAGTCTACTGAAAACCTAACGGAGTTTATTGCTGATGATAGCGACCTTGAAGGGCTTGACAACAAACATGGATTTATTTGATTTTACTGTATTAGATGTAAGTGAAAGTAACCCTTCTGAGCGTCCTCATAAAGTGTATGATGAGAGAGGATCTAAACCTATCCTCGTTGCATCTACACGAACTAGAGAACAGGCTCAGGATATTATATCCGTGCGTCATCGTATGGGATTATAGAAAGGTAAGTCATGTCTGAAGTAACTAATGCTCTAGAACCGGAAGAGCTAGGTATTGTTGGCGAAGATCTAACAGAAGACACTTCGGGTCTTTTGGAAGATGAAGCCGCGCCTATGGCTCAGCAGTCTGGAGTAAGTGAGGAATTTGATCCACATTCGGTTAATTGGTCTACTGTTCGCGAGGAAGAAGTTCCCGATGAATGGAAGCCTCAGTTGCGTACCATGCGTAATATCTATGGTATGGTCAACAAGACCAATATGGATCTGCGGGATACTCAGAAACAAATGGAAGATGTAACACAACAATACAGTAATGCTATAAATGCTACACAACAGATAAACCAAACTCAGAATCCTACTCAGAATCCTACGCCACAACAAGAAGGGCAGCCTGCACAGCAGCAGACTCCTCAGTCCTCAGTACTCGAGCATTTTGGCTTCAGTCCTGGCTCTAACGGGTATGATGAAGCTGTAGTAGTGGAAGGGATCGCAAATGCCGTTGTGACTCCACTACTAAGTCAAGTTCAAGCCTTACAGGAAGAACTTGGACAGCTCCATCAAAATGTTCAGTATCTTAGCGGAAATGAGCAAGGCCGTGTAGAAGATAAAGTTTCTGGAGAAATCCGGGAAGCTGTCGATGCCGGCCATAGTCGCGAAGCTTTGCAGGATTATCATGAAGAAATTTCTAAATTCAGAGGAATGAATAACCGTGAGACCGGTCAACCTCACACAGTACGCACGGCATACGAGCTGGCGTCAGGTCGCCGATCGGAGCATTCTGAAGATTCTAGATCATTAATCCGTAATGCTCAACAGAGCGTTGCCCCTAGGGGTGGTGGTATTGGACAAAGTGCGGATAATTCTTTGTCTGAGACTGAAGTTCTGTCGGGCCTCAAAAAACTTGGCTTTGAATGAGGTAATATAAATGGCCGCTACTAGTACCACTGAAACTTGGGATGCAGCGTGGACTCTCACTATGCGTTCCAAGCGGAAACGTTTGACGGATAATATCTTTGATGAGTATCCGTTGTTGAAGATGTTGTCTGGCAATGCTGAAGTAGAGTCAGGTGGCAAAGAGATCCAAGAGGACTTGCTGTATGGTAAGAACTCTGCTACCTGGTTTGATGGATACGATACGGTTAACACGGATGCTGTTGATGGTATCACTATGGGATATGCACCTTGGCGTTATACTGCTACTCCCATTACGATCTCTATGACTGAGCGTGACGAAGGTCGTCAAAGCGATGCCGCTAAGAAGATCCTCGAAGCTAAGACTCAGCAGTCTATGTTGACGGCTCGTGATGCCGTTAATGCTGCGTTCTTTAGCGCACAGTCTGGTAAGTCCACTTTGGGCTTGCAGGATTTGATTGCTGATGCGCCTACCTCGGGTACGGTTATGGGTATTAATCGTGCTAATGAATCTTGGTGGAGGAATCAGGCTGATACTACATCTTCGAATGTAGATGGCATCACGAACAACATCAATCTTGGTACTCAGCGTTTGGGTGCCGTGTGGAATAATTGTTCGGAAGGTAATGATACTCCTTCGCATATCTTTACCACGTTGACGGTGTTTGGCGATATGCAGAACCTCTTTGAAGGTACTGGATATGCTAGGTTAGCTGCTGGAGAGACTGGTAAAGCGGATGCAGGTTCGCCTGTTTTCCGTGGAGCTACTATCCAGTATGATCGTGATTGTCCTGCGGAGCATGCATATCTTATCAACAGCAAGTATCTTAAGCTGAAGATACAGCAGGGCAAGAACTTTGCGAAGACTTCGTTTAAAGAGCCTGTTAATCAGTTCGCGATGGTTGCGTACATCGTGTT